GATCTGCACTTGGAGCCACACCTTTCTCAGCTAAACTTCCTAATGCACTCTGATACCTTGACTGAGAACCCATATTCTTAATTTGAGCCGATACCAACGGAGTTGTACTCTTAGGATCCAAATTTCTGAGTTCTCTAATATTCTCAGTATCTAGTAAGGCTGCTTGCGCACCTTCACGTTTAGCTGCCGCTTGCGCTTGTGTACTGGCTGATATACTCTGTAATTCCTGGGCAGCAATTAACCTACGTTGTTGCTCTAATTGGTAGTTCTGACTCGCTGATGATGTAGCTTGCCCTAATGCATTCTGCACCGGAGCCATAGCACCACCAGGCGAACTAGCTCCACTCAATTTCGCACTTAACATAGGATTAAGACCTGCTGCCATAAGATCAGCCACTTCGCGTTGATGAGCAGTATTGCTCATACGCTCTTGAAAAGCCATCTGCTTATCTGCTTGATAAGCTGAAGCTTTATTAGTCTGTTGTGCACCAAAATAACTACCTGCTGCACCAATAACACTAGGAATCATACTGGAAAAACTAAAGGGATTATTAGCACCTTCTGCTTGAGCAGTTAATATTTGAATAGGATTACCACCACCACCCCCAAATCCCCCTTGATCCTGATCCCAATCAGGAACCATAGGGGGCATACCAGCAGACATCAAAGCAACATTAGCTAGTTCATCACCGTGATCACCTAAAAAATCACCTATGGAACTAACAATACCATCGAACATTCCTCCAAACATATTAAAAATGATCGATCAGGCCGGGTACTGAATACATCGGCATGGGTCGAGCCATAGTAATATCAAAGAAACTATCAAATAAGAACTGCTGACCATTGGCAGCAGCCCCCACTGCAACAACACGTGAAACTGGAGGTGTATCCTGAATAAACGTACTATTTAAGGTTGGTAATGACGTAAACTTTTGAGCCAAATGCCAAGCATCTAATGTTCCCGTTGTAGTCGATCTAAACAAACCAGTAATCATAGAAGGCTTATAACGATACTCAGCCCAGCGCTCTTGATAACCAAATACATCATCATCTGTAGATGCACCAGTAGCATAAATCTCTTTATTAAGAACTGCTTGTTCACCAAGCATAGCAAATGCAGGGAAATAAAAATCATAACGGGTTTCACGACTCCACATGCGTGGTAAACCCTGCTGATAAGTCAAATCAGCACGTACAGAAACTAATCCAATAATAACACCGTGCTCTACAAAGCTTTGCGTAAAGCCATGACCACTTGCGAGTGACGTGCCCATAGCCGCAAGATTACCCAAAACTGTAGAACCTCCAGAAAGATTGGTCGCACTAGTTTGGGCAATAGGATTGATATTAACAACAGTGGAACCGCCACCAAGATACTCAGGACGCTGCAAACGAGCGTCTGGACTAATAACTCCAAAATGAGAACGAATAATTTCAGTATAACGTGTACCTCCACGAGCATCCCTTTCCAGTAATTTTTGAATCTGAAATGATTGACGTAATTGATTAATAGTAGCTGAAGTTGCTTGTGAAAGATCAGCATAAAGTCCACTAACTCCTGTAGTAACAACACCCATATCTTTGGAAATTGCCTGAGTACCACTGTTGTTATAACCACCTAAAGTTTTATTATAAGCACCTGTCCAACCAGAGAGAATATTACCTCCACCAACATTCAAACCAAAGTTGGTCGTTCCATCAGTAATACCCAAAGTTTTACCAGTACCATAAACTGGAGCAGAAGTTCCTAGTGGTAATGTAACACTTGCACCTTTTTGAGGCCATGGCAAAGCACTCGTAAAATAGTCATGACGCTTACCACGTCTTAACAATGCATAATCTGTATATGTATCCGGTCCATCATTCTTATGAACAGTCACAGAATTTTGCATATTCTGATCCCTAAACCACTCGTTATAAATTAAATTATATGCACGAGGCCAAAACGCACAAACACTAACAGTATTACCTGCACCGACTTGACCTACAGTGGGTAAACCCATGTAGTCATATAAACCACCCGTTGGGAACCCATTGGCAGGACTAACAATTTGTGGAACCGTATACGAAATACTATCGCCCGGATCATCTTGCTCACCCATAAACTTCTGCCAATTATTCCAAATCAGACGATTTGGTACAAAAAAGAAAAAACTATCCAAATGCATGTTATCCATGATTGGATATAACGGCGTAGCTAAACGAGCAAATGCCGTCATCCTTAAATTAAACGTATCGCCAGGTAGTACTTCATCTACATACACAGGAATCAAATAGCCTGCATCAAAAGTAGTTTTGTGAGTCTTTTGTGCTTTGAACTTACTGCGGGGAATATCCGCTTTGGGAATCATCGCAAATTGATGAACATCTACCGAGCGATTACGAAACATCTATATCTCCTTAAGAATTACTTAATTTTTACATCTTTTGCACGAACCAAAACAGTAGGGTTATCCCTTAATTGGAAAGTACCTGAAATATCATCAAATGTACCTAAATCAATCAAATCAAAATCATCTGGGTGATGATACATCTGATTATCCTTATCATTACGATTTACTTCATCTGTAAATCCACGTACTGCAACACCGGTACTAGCTACAAACATTGGCCGACCATACGCTTCCGCTGCACGATCATAAACACTACACATAAATGACATCATAACAAACTCCTAAGCTAAACTACGTTTTAACAAACTCAACCGAGCTTTAGCGATTGTCTCTTTAACAACCAACCTAGCATCAGTATTATCTTCAAAGTTCTCCTTAGCAGAATCTATACGCTTTTGTTGAACCTCTTCCCATTCATATGGGTTCGACTTCTCATATTGCAAGTCATAATACTTAGGAGGCTTAACTTTTTTTCCATTAATAACAACATAATCATGAGGATATACATCAGTTTTAAACTTCATAAACCATTCAGCACCTATGCCTCCAGGATTACCCTTAACCTTCGGCTTTAAACTCATTTTATTATATTCAAGCTTACGCTTAACAATCTCACCAGTCTCTAAATCTGTAAATATATATTTACCAAACAAGGGCGAATCTTCATTATTAATCTTCTTCATAATATATCTAGCTACATATGCACTAGATTCAAAGGTTACATCTCCGATACTCGAAAAGCCATTTGTCCATAATTTTTCAAGTTCTGCGGATCTATAAAGCTTACTACCACTTGAAGTGGTTTTGTGGTACTTTCTATCTGAAAAATCAATTCCGAACAAAATGGCATGGAAGTGAGGTCTATCAAACTTCTCACCATATTCTCCGCACATGTAAAATCTACAGTAACCAAATTTCTTCCTTAACTTTTTCATAAAAAGTTGAAAATCACGATGATCTAAACTTCTATTGCGTGGCAAATGATTGTCATCATAAGTTAACGTGATAAAACAATTGTTTTCATGCAGCTGAGCTTCATGTAAACATCGCATAGCCCACTGACGGCTACGCTCTAAACGACACCCAACACATTGACCGCAAGGCAATGATAACGATCGACTAATGTCGAAATACCGCCTTTCGCTAAAAACAACCTGACCATCAACCGTTTGAAATGCCGCTATCGGATGATAGCATGGCAATTACAGCCTCCAACCACCACGCATTGGGTTCATACGCATATTTGGGGCTTTTGTACGTCTTACGTTCCTTTTAAAATGTCCTGCGGAACGATATTTATTAACATGTTTTCTACGTAGCATAGCTTCTCCTTGTGGTATTGGTGTCACCTAGCACAGTTACATCAAGTAAGTCACTGTGCTTCGCCGGCCTTCGGCTCGGCGATCGGTGTTTCTGAGGACTCAGAAATGGGCTTGGCAGCTACTAATCCTAGTTTAGTAGCTTCTTCACGATTTTCTTCTTTACTGAGAAAATCGATTAATTCTGCGGGGTCGTTATTAAACCGACTCCGCATTTGGGCTGGCAGCTCCATAAAATCATCTTGGGCTGCCAATACGGCATTAACTGCCGAATGATAGTCCAAAACCCCTGTAAAATCCCCATATTGGGGACTTAAAGGTTTACCAGGCAATTCGCCGGTTAAACCAAACTGACGGACAATATAATTTATGTCCGATTCATCCTTAAAGTTCTGTTGAGCCAATGTAGGCTCGGGGCATAAAAGCCCAGTCTCATCAGATACTTTATCAACATCGTAATTATACGGTGTTCTTAAAAATGGCACTTTACGTTCTTTCATATTCATAGACCTAGTTTCGCCCCAATAAATTGGTGCGATTAATAATTCAACTTCTTACCAAAATCATCGATATTCTTCATATACGGATTAGCACCGCCTGCCGAATTTATCGCCTTTTCTAACAATAGCTTTGAATCTCTATACCAATATGGATCTGCACTTGGAGCCACACCTTTCTCAGCTAAACTTCCTAATGCACTCTGATACCTTGACTGAGAACCCATATTCTTAATTTGAGCCGATACCAACGGAGTTGTACTCTTAGGATCCAAATTTCT